CGGGAGACATCCATCATTGCGGGGTTGGAAGAATATAAGCGCAGTATTGAATTTTCCGTGTCTCTGTCCTATGGAGACCTAAGCAGACTATCGGAGGTCGAAAAGACCGCTACGGAGGTTAAAGCAGCTAAAAAGCGCAAGTATAACATGGTCACGGCCATACAGAAGAACCTTAAGGATTGCCTCGAGGATCTTGTTTATGCACTGGCCTTTTATAACGGTCTCTTTACCTCGGGCTTTGAATTTGTGTGTGGCTTTAAAGATTCCGTGCTAACAGACGAGGAGGCGGAGCGCAAGCAGGATTTGCAAGATGTAGCCGTGGGGGCTATGCCGCTCTGGGAGTACCGCGCGAAGTGGTACAACGAGGACGAGGCGACTGCAAGGGCCGCCGTTATCGTAGAGGAGTGATCAGATGCAACCGGGAGAACTGGAGGGCCTGCCAGAAGAGATTGTAAAGCTATTCTATGACATGCAAAACAGAGTCATGGACGACGTAGTGCGCCGGATATACAAGACCGGCGGAATTACCTCCACCGCAGACTACCAGATTAACCGCTTGATGGGGATGGGGCAGACAACGGAATTTATTGAGGCAGAAATAAAGCGCCTCACAAAGGCTACCTACCCCGAAATATGGGAGATATATGATCAAGTGGTCGAAAAGGAGTTTGTGCGGAATCGCGTCTTGTATGAGCAGATCAACGCGAATTATATTCCCTATAGCCAAAACCATCAATTGCAGGCATGGGTGGAGGGGATGCGGGCGCAGACGCTTGGAGAGTTTAAAAACATTTCCCAGTCCATGGGATTTATGGTCGATATGGGCCGGGGTAAAAAAGTCTTTACGCCGCTATCAGAGTATTACCAGAAGTACGTGGACCGGGCTTGCATGGACATTGTGACAGGAACCTTCGACTACAACACGGTTTTGCGCCGAGTATCGTCCGAAATGTCGGAGTCAGGGTTGCGCACGGTAGACTATGCCTCTGGCATATCCACCAGGGCGACAGTGGCCGCAAGGCGGGCGATTATGAGCGGCGTTAACCAAGTATCTGCTAACATCAATATTTACAACGCGAGGCAGCTCGGAACCAATGATTTTGAGATCACCTGGCACAGCGGGCACCGGCCAAACCACTGGTGGGGTGGGCTGGTAATGAGCTATGAAGACCTTGTAAGCGTGTGCGGCTACGGCACGGCAGCCGGTCTTCTCGGAGCCAACTGTAAGCACAATATTAACCCCTTTGTACGTGGTGCATCCACGCGCCTATATACGGATGAACAGCTTGCAGAGATGGAGCGCAGGGAGGCACAGACACGCACGTACAACGGCAAGGAATACAACGCCTACGACGCAACGCAAAAACAGAGAGATATGGAGCGCAAGATGCAAGTACAACGCTCTAAGATCGTAAATCTTAAAAAAGGCAGCGGGGCGAAAGAAGACATTGAGGCGGCACAGTCCCGGTACTTGCAGCAGCTACGGGATTACAAGGCGTTCGGCGGACGCATGGGTATTGAACCTCAGATGGAGCGGGTTTATGTAGACCGGCTTGGAAGAGTGGTGAACAATTGGAAGTATTCAACTTAAAGCGTCCTCCGGGGCGTTTTTATATCGTCCGAAATGACGCTTAAACTAAATAATCTCTTACGGGACAGAGACATAAACACCCGTGCCGCAGCGGAGGCACCGCATATAAAAACCAGCGCGGCGGAGGAAGTAAATGGAGTTTTTAAAAGCTTTTTTAGGCGACCAGTATGAGACGGTCGCGGCGGCAATCAAGGCTCACAATGAGGACCCGGCAAACAAGGACAACCAGATCAAGGTTGCAAACTTGGGGGCTGGTGATTATGTGGGTAAAGACAAGCACACGGCCTTGGAGACTGCAAAAAACGGTCTTGAAGCACAACTCAGGACGGCAACCGATGCCCTTAAGGGTTTTGAGGGCGTAGACGTTAAGGATCTGCAAGGCAAAATTACGACACTAACAAGTGATTTAGCAACCCAAAAGACCACGCACGAGAAGCAGCTTGCTGATATGGCATTTAATTCTACGTTGTCAGAAGCGATTAAGGCCGCCGGTGGGCGCAGCGCAAAGGCAGTTATGGCAGAGTTGGACCTAGAGGCCCTTAAGGCGTCTAAAGATCAGACAACCGACATTAAGGCGGCGATAGATAGCTGCAAAGAGTCCAATGCCTGGATGTTCGGGGTAAACGAACCCATTAACCACCCGGTCGGACCTACGGGCAATAACCCGTCCGGCGGACTGGACAGTAACACAATCACCCTTCGGGCCGCTATGGGCTTAGGAGAAGAAAAATAAGAAAGAGGTAGAAAATGGCAAATAACATTGCATTAGCAAAAAATTATACGGCCCTCCTTGACGAGGTATACCGCAAGGCGTCTGCTACGGCGGATCTAACTTCTGACGCGTCTATGATGCGGGCGGGAGCAAACGCAAACGAAATTTTGTATCCGCAGATTGAGGTAACCGGCCTCGGTGATTATAGCCGTAACGGCGGGTACACGAGCGGATCCGTCAATGTTGCATGGAAATCAGCGACGTTTAACTATGACAGAGGCACGAAAATACAAGTCGATACGATGGACGATCAGGAATCCTTTAACATTGCGTTTGGCATGGCGGGGGCAACCTTGCAGCGCGATAAGGTGGCACCGGAGGCGGATGCCTTTACCTTTGCGACTCTGGCAGGCACAGCGGGAATTTCTAAGGCTACGCCTGCCACATACGCGGATGCATCAGCATTTTTAGCGGCTCTGCTAGAAGCCAAGAACACAATGGACGAGGATGAAGTACCGGAAGAAAACCGGATCCTCTACGCCACGGCTACTCTGCTTAATGGAGTTATGGCGCTGGATACAACTAAATCCCGCGAAATCCTTAACCACTTCGGCATTAAAAAGAGCGTACCGCAGAGCCGGTTCTACACGGCTATAGACCTTTTGGACGGAAAAACCTCGGGGGAAGAGTTGGGACACTACAAAAAGGCCGCCACCGCGAAGGATATTAATTTTATGATCATCCATAAGCCCGCGCTCATTAAGTTTGACAAGCACACGGCTTCTCCTGTGATTGCCCCGGACGACAACCAGTCTGCGGATGCTTACATGAGCAAGTACCGTAAGTATGGCTTAGTAGACGTGTACAAAAATAAGGTGGCGGGTATCTACCTCAGCCACAAGGCATAAGGAGGGTTAGTATGAAAACTGTAGGCATGGGTGCAAACAAGCCCAAAAAGGACAAAGACGCCGCAGAGATGGAGAAGCTGCGATTAGAGTTAGAAGCCGTCAAGGCAGAGCGCGACGAAGCCCTGCAAGCGGCCGCAGAGATGGAGAAGCTGCGATTAGAAAAAAAGTAAGGGGGTGATCCTATGGCAGAGTTTTCGGTCGATTATCAGTTTTACGTAGACGAGTATGGCAGCTCTGCTATACCGGCTACAGACTGGAAACGCAAAGAGCGAGAAGCCAGGGCCACGGTCGCAAGCATGACCTTCGCGCGGATTTACAAGTATGACCTTACCGTTTCTGACATGGAGGCCGTTAAGTTTGCTATCTGTGCCGCGGCGGAGAAGCAGTATGCAGCGGATCAGATCGGAAATATAAGCTCGGAGACCAATGACGGACTGTCCCGTACTTATAAGTCTAGCCGGTCTCTTAACAGGGAAATTGGGAGTGCTATTACGACTTATCTGGCAGGCACGACGCTCTTATATAGGGGGCTTGATTATGATTACCAACGCTGACATGACGATCTATAACCGTGTGCCGGATCCCGCCGCTAAGGGCGGATTTGCGTACCACAGGGCCGTTGTCAAAGGAATCCACTGGTTTACAGACCACAAGGTATCACTGGGCGAGGCTGGGCTGAAGAGCGCGGACGTGTACAAGGTGCGAATTCCGGGCGAGAGTTGTGCGGGCTATCTTCCTTCGTCTGACTTCCAGGCATTGGAGGATAAGGGCGGGCATTGGACGGTTGCAAAGGGTGATTATTTTGTCCGTGGAGAGATGGGGGCAGAAATCGAAAAGCCCTCGGATCTGTCGCCCCATGATCCTGCCCGCATAATGTCGTGGTCAGACAACCGGCACGGCACAATACCACATATTCGGATAGGAGGCGGGGCTTAATGGCTACAGGGGTTAGACTTACGATGGATCCGGCGGACAGAATTTTGCTACGCCGTTCGATAGGCAAAAACGGCAAGGCGGCATTGTTTTTGGCCACAGAGATCAAGCGCATCTCTGGCCCGTATGTGCCTTATCTCAACGGGTATCTCGAGAATACCGCAGTAGCAACGCCGGGAAAAGTGACGTATGGCCAGCCATATGCAAGGAAACAGTGGTTTAACGGCAGGAGCAACGGTCTCAGGGGAAAACAGTGGTGCATCCGGGCCTGGGCGAACCGTGGCCCGGAAGTAGTCCGGGCAGTAGCCCAATATACAGGAGGTAGAAGTGGCTAAAAAAGGAATTATGCAGTACATCCAAGAGCATATCGCAACCTGTCCCCATTTGGAGGAATTTCGGGGACTATTTGCAAAGGTCTCTGTGGATGTATTAGAAGAGGGCGCCGTAACGTACATGATTGAACGCGTACCGGCAGAACCGGTTATAAAAAAGTATGTCGACGGCTCCGCGATTTGTCAGGAGGTTTTTATTTTCGCCTCCAAGCATTACTATGAGGGCGCGGAGAATATCGATACAAATGCTTTTTATGATGATTTCGCGGAATGGCTGGAATCCAGCGCGGGCGAGATGATAATGCCCGGCGGCTGCGAAATCAGAAAGTTGGAAGTAACTACGGGCGGTTATTTGTTTGACGCAGAAGGGCAGAAAGCCCAGTATCAAATCCAGTGCCGCCTTGAATATTACAAGCAAACGAAAGGAGCTTAAGAAATGGGAGTTAAACAGAGAAGAGGCTTTGCGGACTACCTAAATGTCTCTAAGGACGTCACGGAGAAGTATGCATTTATGGGGGCCGGTTTTTCAAAATTAGACGAATCGCCATCCGCGCAGACATCCAGTAAGCGCTATGTAAACAATGCATCCGAAACAAAGTCGATTGTGGGGTATGACGCTTCGTTTTCGTACGAAACTGACCAGATTTTGTCAGAGGAGGCAGTAGCCTTTATTATCAACATTGGAGAAAATCGATTGACCGGCGCAGATGCCGAAACTGACTATATCCGGGTTGACCTGGACAAAAAGGTAGGGGCAACCGGAACGGAATACGAAGCCCGTAAGTTTCGCGTAGCCGTAGAGGTTGCGGATTTTGCGGACAGCGACGGCGAAATGACAGCATCAGGGAACTTGTTAACCATCGGAGATCTACTTGTCGGCAAGTTTGATACTTCGACAAAGGCGTTCACGGCGACAGAGTAAGGGGAGGAACACAAATGACTATTAATGGAGTTGATTTAGAATTTGACATGTTTGACGTGGAGACGTCAAAAGCCTACGAGAGCGCCTTTGAGGTGCTGAATAAGCTGGTAGAAGGACTCAGGAAAGAAACCGTCATGTCGACCGTGTTTGAAGAATCTTGCGCCGCCGTCAAGACGGTCTTTGATACACTTTTTGGAGATGGTACCGGGGCCGAAGTTTGCGGGGAGAGGGATAACTACCGCACATGCAACGAAGCGTTGCAAGCGCTGGTCGACGAAGCCGTTAAACAGAGAGCAGAGCTTGACGAGATGCAAAAAGCCGCAACGACAAAATACCAGGGCAACCGGGCACAGCGCCGGGCGAAGTAATGAGTATCCTAACGGATGCCCTCCCCGTGACGGTAACCATCGGAGGCCGGGAGATCCCGTTAAACGCGGACTTTCGGGCCTCCGTAGCATATAGCACACTTCTGTTGGAGGGGAAGACGGAGAAATCAGACCTGATAACGAGAGCGTTTAATATCTACTACGGGGAGCGCTGGCGTACCTTATCAGGGACGCACTTTCAGCAAGCCGTTGATCAACTCCTCTGGTTTTACCGGTGCGGAAAGGCAGAAATGAAAGGGACTGATTCAGGGAGGGTCAAGGCGTCTTTTTCTTACGAGCACGATGCCGGGTATCTCTACTCCTCTTTTCTGGATCAGTACGGGGTTGATTTGCAGAAAGTGGGTTTCTTACACTGGTGGCAGTTTAAAGCCATGTTTGACGCTCTTTCCGATGACCAGAAAATTATGGAAATTATTAAGATCCGGGCGATTGACCTTGACAAGAAAATGTCTGCCGAACAGAAAGCTTATTATCGGCGGATGAAAAAGATTTACGCCCTTCCTCGTCCGGAGAAGTCTGGGAGGGAGAAGAAACTAGAAGAAATCCTCATGAACGGGGGTGACCCAGCGCAATTGGATGATGGAGAAGATTAAGTGTAAAAAATGTGGGCAAACCCTTCTCCTGGCGGAATATGTCAAAGGTGAAGTCAAGTGTCCGCGGTGTGGAGTAGTAAACAAGATCGAGTATAGCAAAGGCAAGAGCCAACAAGCCCCACCTTAGAGTAGGGGCGCGTGCCTACTTTGCTTTTAAAGCAAAGGTAGGTGAATGGTTTGGCAGACGGCAGAATTATAATTGACACCGGTCTTGATGATACCGGAATAAAGGACGGCTTATCTAAGCTCGGAGGCGTGGCAAAGTCAGGTCTTGCGGTAGTAACCACGGCAGTCGCGGCGGTTTCGGCGGCGATTGGGGCGGCTGCCGCAGGGGT